TTAACTTCCATCGTGCACGTATAATAATACTTATCTCATCTATTGTCTATACCGACCAGCTCCCACCTCCTGAATATAAATTATTTTTATTTACCAGAAGATACAAAATCTCTCAATCCTCTATCATTGGATAAATAATCATAATAGTATATCTCTCTGTGAAAATACCAGTTCTAAAGACTGCTACCTTACTATACATAGAAGAGAACAACGATAACTGCTTAAAAGCTGCAGAAAGGCTATCGGTAACATTCACTGTGTCTATAAATACATATTCCCAGGTATAATGTTTTCCATGTATCATATTGTTATTTATAGTTATTACACCCTGCCATTGTTGCTGATACTGCTCATTATGATTAGTTATATTATTGTTATAATTTATAGCTAACTGTTTCTTAGCGAAAACAACCCACAATAATATATTCAACACAACTACAGCGGCAACAGCAATTACTACCATCTTTTTATTAATCATATCATCCTCCAACGCTTTCCAGTTTTTAAAAATGTATATAGCTACCTCTACAAATTATAGCATCATCAAAGAACAATAACGGCTCAAAGAAGAAACTATCATCTTCTCTGCTGAGATAAAGCACACCCGCAGATGTTGTCCAATTTACTCTCTGTTTTGATTTAATATATTTAGCTTTATTCTTATCCTGAAATGTTCCAAGTTGTGCAATTAGAGAAGTTTTATTTAAATGATTGTGTAACTCTATACCAGTCCCGTGGCTATGAAAACGAATTATAGAATAACCATACTGTTTAAAATTATTTCTCGCACAATTAGAAGGTAGTAAAGGGTTACCCTTTTCATCATCTCCATGAGTAATCAGTAATACATTTTTCCAGTTGAATTCATTATTAACTTCCCAATTATATTCATCTGCCTTAATCAAACTCTCTAAAGAAAACATACGCATAGTATAAAGCCAGTGTGCTATTTTCTTCTGCGACTCCAGTCTTTTATAGAAATGATTATCATGCAGGAATATCTTGCGCATGGTTGGAAAATTACAACATAGATAATCAGAATAAGAATAGAATTCATCAAGCTCATATTGTAATGTGCTTATCTGTTCTGGATATTTCTCAAACTTAGATAAAGACTCTCCATCTATATCATCGCCACCCGATATCAACATATCTGGCTGAATAATATCTATCAACTTTAACAATATATTGCGACATTCAACATTCTCATAAGGAATGTGCATATCACCATAAACTATAGCTACTTCATACTTCCTTCTTGCGTCCTCAACTATAGGCATTCTTAAATCAATCACATATTCCCCCTATTTATATTGAGAGCTTTATGAACAGCTCCTTCATAATCTGTAAACATTTTACCATAACTTGGCACTTTTGATTTTCTCATAAGGTTTATATTAATACTACTTAAATCAGATTGAATATGTATCGAATTCATTTCAGGTATTAAATCTCTTTGAATACCTTCAGTTTTTATATGTTGGGGTATTATCATAGTATCCAATGAATTTATAGAGGAAGTTGTTGCAAGTTTGAGCCCATCAATATTATCACTATTTGTCAGTCCTTTACGAAATAATCTGGGCTTTAGATCTTCTATATTTAAAGCTGACCTGTTGGTTAATCTATCCTTGAGATAGAACACATCATATTTCTTATTATCAGTAAAAACAGGTGGAACAAATTCTTGTGCATTTATACCATCGTTATTTATAATATGTAATACCTTTCTTGATGGTTTTTGATAATTTTGTGGTAGCGGCATTACCTCTTTACTTTTTAAGTATTTATATCTTTCTGGAATATCTGTGATTCTTTTACTTTCCCTTTTAATCAATCGTTTTGTGGTATGTATATCATCCACTTTTCTACTATGAGTATATAATAAATTTCTACGACTATGAGCAGTAACTGATTTCTCAACATCCAGAACTGTGCTTTCAATATTTTGAACTATTTCCTGTGTTATACTCTTTAACTTTGAACGCATAACCAGTGCTTCATTTTCAGTAACCGCTGCTGAAAGAAAATCTGATATATCCACAGCAAGACCCTTTTTAAAAACTACAGATTTGCTATTTTGCCAATAAGATGACATTCTCTCTATTGGATTTAGCAGTAAACCCTTGATATAATCCATAACCCCAGAAAGAGGTATTTTTTCCAATATTCTATAAATATCCCCTGCAGCATTAAATGGTGAACCGAATTGTGTATGAAGTTTGAAGGCGGCGCGCAGTTTAGAACTTGGAGTATACATGGATGAATCACCGGAGGTATTGAGATTAACTTCAGAATCCTCTAAACGCTCTTTACGTTGCTTAAGTCTCTGGTTTCTTAGTTGCATATCCTCTTTCGGTGAAGGGGTTCGGGGAACCATTGCATTTATTCCGATAGATAAGAGCATAGTCATCAATGAGATTTTCCCCAGCGGAGATTGTAAAATTTCAATATTTCTAATAAAGGAGTTAGAATTGATTTCTCTATTTATAGCACTGGCATACTCCTTTGCCTTGTTTAATCCAACAGAGCCCCTTGATGCCACATAAGAGAATATAGACGATTTAGGGTTAAACTTTCTCTTTTTAGACCCAAAATCACTGGATATTAATCTCCTATACATCGCACTCTGTGAATAGTGCTCACCTGTATCTATACCCTTATCATTAAAAAATAAAAACTGCTTTGCTTTATCTATAGTGTTTGTAATAATATTTGCGATAGTTTGATTTGAGGCAACAACTGTTAAAGCCAATGCTTTAAAAACACTCGATACATTGGAGCGAATTTCTCTCTTATATACAAGAGGTCTATCATCTATAAACTCAGATGAAAACAGTGCTCTCTCTGTGGCCTTTTGAGTGAATTCCTCAACTGCAGAATCCATCACATGTCCATCTAAAAAGTCTATTAAAACCTTTTCATCTAGTTCCGGAGATAAGTGATTTAACAATTTATCGTATTTATTCTTTTCATATGTTTTTAAAAATGTAACAAAATTCTTATTCAATCCGTTAAACGTATATCTCAATGTTTCACTATTTATAACATTTCTGGTATCCCTAAGAATATATTCAAAATAATGAGCATCTGGTTCTATATTAGCTATTTTAAATTGGTTTGCAACACGGTCTACAACTAGCTTTTGAAAACCTTCAGCGAAATCCTGTTGAGCAAATGTATAATCAACTATCTCGGTAGCCAGATTTTTATTATCAACAAGTGCATTTGTTAAATTCCTATTAACATATTCAACAGCATAACTTCGCAACAGTGCAGCCGTATGTCCTAATCTATCAGAACTGCTCAAAAGATTCATATGTGAGAGAAACGAAAATGGCACTCTCTTTTTACTTTCAAATCCCTTTTCTTTAAGTGCCTCTTTATCAAGCCTTTCTCGTAACTTATCTCTTACACGTTTTGAACTCTCATATAATCTCTTACTTGCTGATATACTATCAACAAGAGAATACACCCCGTCTGCATATGGTCTATCTTTATATAGATTATAAGCTTGGTCTCTTTCCTGCTCTAATATCTTATTTAGATTATCGCTAAACTTCTTATCTAAATTTTGTTTACTTATTTCATTTATGTGTCTTTTATCAATTTCTATAGCTTCACTGAGCATTCTTTTTATATTCTGTTCTTCCGGGGATAGCTCAGTTATATTCTCTGTTTCACCTTTAATCAAATAATTATACTTGTTAGTGACATCATCCAGTAACTTATATTTACAAGCAAATCTAATCATACAACTATTACAGGCAACACCCGGTTTACATTGAGTAATAGCTGACAAATTATCAATAGTTGTTAGAAACACATTAGATGTAGATTTAAACTGTTTCTGTGCATCTCTTAATACATTTTTATAAGACTCAGCTCTGGCAAGTGTAATACTTAATTCAGTCTCAAGCTCTGCCATTTCTTTTTTATAATCAATAGATGAAAATACAACAGAACCTGTTGGTGCATTCATAGCAAAAGTGAAATTAATGTTATCAAATCGTAGATTATGATTTTTAGCAAAATACTGCTGTAATAAATATGGATACATCTTGGCTTGTAATTTCTCACCAGCCTTTTCATATATATTAACTTTTACACTATCTGATATGTTTTTTAAATCCACAATCTGTGCTGCTTTCTTTTTGACATCATAAAAAACAAGGTCAGGTCTTCCACCAATATATATTCTTTTACCATCTACATTGATAGAACTATAAAGCTCTTGTTCCGTCATCAGTTGCATATCAGGAGACTTCAGAAACTCACTACCGAATCTACGAATTATTCTATCAGCCCCTTTTTTAAACATCTCACTGGTTTTAAGTTTTAATGAGGAATTGGCATACACAATACTTTCATCAAGAAAATTAGCAACTATCGTGTTTACATTTAAACCATTGTTTTGAATGTGGGACAAAACTTCTGGCTTCTTTTCATTTAAATATTTAAAAGCCTTTTCTACATATTCATGAACTTCTGTTCCAGATTTCGCAAACACACTCTCACCATCAGATATACCACTGTAACCACGATAATGAGAATCATATAATGTTTTAATTGGATTTTCAGTGAGACGTTCAAGATAGGAGGGACTATATATAAACTTTCTACTCATCTTCTACAATTTCACCATCTATCACTTTTGTTTCATCAAAGAGCTTATCAAGTTTATCCAATGCATTAAATATCTTACTGAATGCATCAGTTGTTTTTCTATTTCTATATTTAGCCTCCATTTCAGGAGTAGCAATAAGTTGTTCAAAAAGAGTATCCTTTCGTTTATTTACTCTTTCTTTTATTCTCATGGCAACAGATTCTTCTGTTTTGTAATACACTGTTCCAACTTCTGAGTCTATAATTGTAGGGTCTTCCTGAGTAAGACCAGTTGAGGCAATTAAACCATTGAGCCTATAGTTGACAATGTCAGCCTCAACTATACCCATTATCATATTATAAACAATCATATCGTTACGAAGTTCATCAGTAGTGGTACCAAGCCTTTCACTTATGGCTTTTAAATATTCCTCAAGCAACAACATTGCAAGATTATACTCCACTGGACATCTATCCCCAACTGGTGCTTTACCTATAGCATCATAAGGACACAAATCAATAGACGTACAATTAGGACCACATACCTGAGCGATAGAATGTATTACGTTTTCTTTAGGGTGAGATAGTGCTCTACTTAAACGTTTAAGTCTTGCTCTATTCCACTCTGTATTATAGAAATACTCCTCACCGCTCATGGCAATTATTGCCTTTCTAAGCTTCTCAGGTATTTCATTATGAGGTACTACCTCATCTGGATTATCAAGAACCCTTACAACATTATTGGAATTAAAATCCACAGTGATGGCTTCTTCAGTGAATGGTCTATTATCAATAGACTTCACTCTTGGTTTATTTAGTGTTAATCCTTTTGTCATTTACTTCCACTGCGTGCATCAAGTTCTATGAGTCTATTTGCCTCTGTTTCAAACCACTCCGCCCAGTTAGAGACATTCTGACCATGTTTTCTTAGACATGATTTAAAAGCCAGTTGTATACTATTCAACGGCCCAAACCTCTGTTCGTTCCACTTATTTGTCATCATACTGGTGAATATCATTTTTGATATTATTATGTTTCTTATGTTGTTTGTATCATCAAAAAATGTAAAGTGAGCCATTTCACCAATCTGGTCATAAAAAACCATTTTAAACATTTCTATACTATTTTTAGACATAACTAACCTCCGGCTATTTATTAACATTATAGCATAGAAAAACCATTTGGATCTTAGAGGACAATATCAGAGTAAGAATGGCAGAATCATTAATGCCGATGTAAATGGAGCATTAAACATTTTACGTAAAAGTAAACTGGTATCCTTGATAGGATTACAGTGTAGCGGTGACTTGGACACACCTTTGAGAATAAGGATTGCTTAAAGTAATCAAACTTCTCAAGAATCTCCCGCTTCTAAGCGAAGCGAAAGCGGGAGAGGGTTCAAGATTTAATTGGTATCCAATCGTCCCATAAAGGCAGGCAATGTGCTATTTTTGTATCTTTTTCTCTACTATTAGAATCTAAAAGTTTAGACATATTATAACCGTTTCTCTTAGAGGGGGCAACAGCGGCACCGAAACTATCTAAACACTCAAGAAAATAGGTATTGTGTGTATAAAGCTTATTGAGCTGTGCCACTATGCGTAAGAAATTACGTTTACTTACAACAGAGTCGTCTCTCCAAAGGTCGTCACCTTTTATATACCATTGCCTACAATAGGAGACTCCTTTACCATTCATTGAATGGGAATAACCCAGCTCATTATGCTTATACTGTTTAAAGAAAATTCCACTTTTCAAAATAGTATTAACTATCTTTCTAACATCTATATTAACAAATTTGTAATGCTCTTTTAACCGGTCACAGAATTCATCTGGGTATTGAACGCCTAAACATATCTTCTCACCAAGAGATGGATCTACTATGCTTTTATCATAAGACCTACGATTAGAGAGTTCGTAAAAATACTTTCCTACCATCTCCTGAAGAATAATAGGCACTGCTTTTTCTATACGATCTTTATTAGAACCATATTTAATACCCAACTGATTCATAATACAGGAAGTTATAATTGGTGATTTTAACTTATATAAGATATTCTCAGGTATATAGCTAATACTTGATACAAAACTATTTATTTTTACATTTGTAAATTTTATATGTTTCTCACTATTTTCCCATACTCTTAAAGCTTCTCTAAAGCGTTTATAATCACTCCATTTTTGCCAGTCATTACTATCTGTAAATGAGTTCTTAAGAATATCAAAATACTCATTAAATGTGTTACCATTAGAACGACATATAAGACTGAGTCGAAACATGTTATAATCGCGATTGCCGCGTGACAATAAATATTTGTTGTTTCTAAATTCTCTATTGCTCCCTACCCTACTTTTATATGGTGATAGTATTGTCTTTTTTACTGAATGTTGTGATTGGTTGTGTTTATTTATAAACGCTTCTATGCGATAACTTTCTAATAAATTCTGATTTTCTATATATTGTGATCTATACTCATAGAACCCGGAATTGTCCTTATTACCATAAGCTGCAATGTGGTGTAGCTTTACAATGTGGTGAAACTGTTGAAACGAAAATGGATTATTTTGAGATCCTAAAGAATGATAAGATACGTCATATTTACCTCCTCTATTTATAATAGCTAAATAGCCAGGAGTATAAGTACAATGATAAGGAATACGAAATGGCTTCGTAGTAAGTCGTGGTTCTAAATTCAAGTTATATATTTTTTTAAAAATACGGCAGAATTCGCGCAGCTGTAAATCACTCACTGGTTTATCTACAAACCAGCCTACATGGAAGCCCCCTTGAATAGACCTCTCAATATAGGCTTCCTGTTTGTAATTAAAAAGCTTAAGAAGAATAAGAAGAGTTTCAAAGGCTCGCTCGTGATCTCCATCATGTGCATCGATATCAAACACAATACATCTTGATTTAGGATGAGCAGATAAGCCTATACCTTTCTTATGGAATCTTGTAATATTGTATGATAGATTTGTATTATCAATGAAACCAAAATAATTGCTCTGACATTTTCTTGTAATGAAACGCGACAGATAGTGTTGCCTTATGGAGCTATTACCACCAAAAAGTCCCCTACCCTCTTTGTCATCGAAACCTAAGTATTTGTCTTTATAATCATTACCTGATTTATATACTCTATAGGTGTATTTATTTTCTATCTCCGTATTATTTGCAGTATACCAACGTAGATTTGCTATATTTTTGTTTAGCCGTGAGTCATACTCCAACGTTACATATTCATATCCATGAACTCTGTTTGCGGATAAATCAAACCCAAGCATAACAAGAATGTCTCTTGCTTCTTTGAGATCAAATAGTTCAGTTGCCTTTTTCAACTCTTCATTGGAATAATTGGGAAAACTATAGTTCAATTTCTCATTTGTGGAAATTGTCTCTATTTGTTGAGATATTTTATTTTGTTTGTTCTTATTTTTAACCATAGCCCTTTTAGGATCTATTATAGCACCAATTTATTAGAGCCCCGCCGCACGGGGCTTTAATTATTTATGGCTCTTATTGTATTTTATGTAACTTAGCAACAATAGATCCTTTACCTCCTTGATTTTTAATAAAATCTTCAAAAGATGCTTCTAATATAGACGATACAGCTTTTGCTATATTTTCTGAATTATCAATCACAAAGTCAACGAATTGTGGGTTGTCTTCATAATTTGTATAATTTACTACATGATCTATCAGTGCATTAAACAACTGAATCACATCATTTCTTGGTGCCTTTTTACAATCTATAACAATCTTATATGGATTTGTTTTATCTATTTTAATTCTATTAATCTCATATACATTTTTCTGTTTAGAATTTTTAGGTTTTCTATCATGTATTGATACTTTGGGTTTTTCTTGAGCATTCTCTTGAGGTGTATTATCATTAACTGTTTCTATTTCACCATTCGTGGTTTTATAATTTTCTTGCGCATCTTCTTCATTATCTATTTCTTTGATATAGGCTTTAACTATACTATCTATATCTTCATGTTTAACATTTTGCACTATAGCCTGTATTAATTTATATAAAAACAAACGGTTTCGAACTGAGTAAATATCTATATTATATCGTGATAAGATTTCAACAAGTTGCTTTTTAAATTTTGCAATTTGTATAAATTTATAAACAGAAGACAGTGCGATATTTCGATATTTAGCTATTTCCTCTAATGAAATACCGAGCTCTTTGTTCATATATACTATAGCTTCAGCATCTTCCATTATTGATAAATTAAGACGCTTAGAATTTTCAGCATCAGAGAGAATATATAAATCTTTTTCAAAATTGGGGTCTTTTGCATTTAAATCATAGACCATGGCGGGTATGCGTGCAAGATTTAAAGATTTATATGCAGCAAGTCTTCTTGAACCTGTAATAAGCATATAACGTCTTGTTCCAGTCTCATGATCCTGTATTGCAGCAACTGTAATTGGATTTATCAAACCATGTAATTTTATATCTTGAGCTAGTTCTTTTATAGATTCATCTGTAATAAGGTTATTGGCCTTTCTTTGTTGGGCATGATACTCCTCTATTTCTGATACATCTAATATCAATGGAACTGACATACGCGATATTATATCTCTCTTTGAAGAATTACCAATACCTGTGTTTTTTAGTTGCATTAGTTTTTCTCTATTAATTGCCATTCATTACCTCTTCTTCGTTAAGATGCTTCTGTTTATCTATTATATCACCGATGCTGTCCAGTATCTCATCTGTTAGTTGAGAATAAAACACAGCAATATCACTTGCTGATATAAACTTAGCAAGAGGTTGTTTAACCAAATGTGCTTCATACACCTGTGTTCTATATGGGATATTTGTTTTGAATACCGGTATCTGCAATTCTGTTTGTTCTCTTATAATAGCATGAGCTGGAAGATTATCTTTATACAGAGAGAACAAACATCCCAATATATTTAAGTCAGGGTTTTCAAAATATATAATCTCATTTAATATTTCTTTAAATCGCTCCATTGCATCAAAGGATAACTTGTCAGGTATCATAGGAATCAAAACGAAGTTAGAAGCATTCAGTGGCATCTGAATAGCTAAATCAAGTCTCAATGGTGGTGTATCTATTAAAACAAAATCATACTCATCCTTAATACCAAGGAGAATATGTTTTAATAAAACCTTACCACCTGGACGTTTATTTAAACTATCAAACATATCTGACATCTTATCTGAGCAAGGTATAATAAATAAATTCTCATGACCTGCTGCACTATCAATTGTTGGTTTTATAACCTGTTTTATTATATTCATTTTGTTTGTTATAAACTTATCTAACAGATCATATATAGTGAAGTCACTTAAATTATATACATCGAAAATTACAGAGAGAGAACCCTGTGGGTCTAAGTCTATCAAAAGAACCTTATAACCTCTTGAAGCCAAATCATAACCTATATTTAAAGTAGTAGTCGTTTTTGAAACCCCGCCTTTCTGATTGGCAAGAGTTATAACTTTCATTGCACCAGAGTAAAGCCTCTTTGATGCCATCCATTGCTTCAAATACTCAACCTCAAACCTGTTTCTCCTCACGCCCGGCATAGGAACCAGTTCGCCTATCTTGATTAATCTACGTATCTGTGCTACAGACCTGCCAAGTAAAATAGCTGCTCCCTCTAAATCCACTATCAGAGGCTTGAGTGAATCATTGTTAAGTTCAATACCATATTTTGTTATTTCTTTTGGCTCCATAATCTCTCCTTCCTAAAGCGACATAACCATATAATATTGTATCTGTCAAGCCTTATTTGCACAATGGTTATAGACAAGCAATGAAAATTATCAAAAGTTAGACAAGACTAAAAATTATCAAATTGATAATTTTAGAATAACTATTTTATTATCTAATGCGAAAATAGTTAAAAAGTTAGACGAGACTAAAAATTATCAAATTTATAATTTTAGACTTATCCACAATACAATGGATTTTTATTATTATAACCGTTGTGTTTATAATTTTTCCAAATGGTTAATGTCAAAAAAAAATATTGACATGGAACCAACACAGTTTAACTGTGAAATTATAATATTATTGGAGGATATTATGTACGCCGAACCAATCGAACAACGTCTCAAACTTTGTAGTGATAACCGAGATAAAATTCTCAAACTTTACTATTCAGGATGGAAAGCACAAAGCATAGCTCTTTATTGCGGTTACGATAAGATCTCAGTTAACAGATTTTTAAAAGCCGTGAGAGACCATGGAGCAGATGTTACAGAAGAAGTAATTTACACTTACCGTAATACTAGATAACCAAAAAACCAATTAGCCATTTTTACTATAATCATGCCAGATACGCTGCTTCGTTGCCAAGCAGCGATCTGGCATTTAATTGTGCATCTCTTATAGCAGCCATGGCTCTTTGTCTTTCAGTTGCCATTGCAGAATTCTGAAGTATTTGAACAGAACCGCCAAAATCTAGCTTGCTTATATTATGCAATGTATTAGCAGTTTTAGCAGTAAACTCTGTGTATAGGCGAATACCGGTTGTGAGCATATCTGCAACAATTGGAGCTGCAAATAAACTACCAGCCCCGAATTTTGCAATTCTTGCTGTTGTTAATCTTCTTGCTGACATTTTTGCAAATTGTTCAAGTGGTTCTGTATTGTTTTTTATTAGTTCTATTGAGGATGGTGACATCTCAGACATAAATCTATGAAATGCATCATATACTGTGTCTATATGTCTTTCGTGTGTTTTTCTAAAACTTGGTTTAAAAAAGCTTGTAGCGCGTTCGATTTTACTTGCCGGACCCTTTGGTGAGGAATCAATGACGTGTGATAAAAACTTTCTATATAATGATTCTGTTTCTGTTTTAACTGATGCTGATATATTTCGTGATAAAGTCTGATCGTATTGAGAAACAAGATCTACAAATTTACCTTTTGGTAATAAGTACCTATCCATTAAACTTGATTCGAATGGCTCACCTACTAAGGATTTGTAAATAAAGTTTCCGAACTTGGTTTTTCGCATATTTGTAGCTTGTTCGATGCGATCTATAAAATATTTAACCTGTCCTGGAACTCCTGTGAATTGATTAGTATTATGTAGTCTTACTTGAAATGTAGCTTTGGCGAAAGGATACTTTAAAGATGTAGTAAGTCCTGCTGCTCTTGTGAGATTCCAAATTGATCTATATTTATAAGCCTCAATTGTAGCATCCTTGAGTAAGGAAACTACGTTGTAAGGATAGTTCATCCCTGAAATCTCAGATGCGATATCTACAGGTTCTGTATCAAAGTCGTTATTTAATAACTTACTTACTAAATATGAACTGTATTCAGGTATCAACTGTTATCTCCTGAAAGAAAATTTAATACCTTGTAACGGTGACGGTGTAGAGTTTGCTCTAAGTCCGGTTTTACCAGTAGCGGTGCTCAACAAATTACCAGGATAAACTGTTTCCAATATTCTATTAGCTGTGTTCATGGTCGTCATTGGTGTTCTCATTGCACCATTTAAGGCAAAAAATCCAGCCATAGTTTTAAGCGGAAGATTGTTAATCATCGTTCTACCGAAACTCTGTGCCAGTGCTGGTTGTAATACAGTAGTTATCTTTTTCATACAGCCTCTTATGTTATAATTATTATATATCTATTATAACATATTCGATCTTTGCTAAGGATGATAATAATGGGAAGAAGATATACTGAAGAGCAGTTAAAAGTAATAATGAATAAAGTGCATGATAATGATGCGCTAAACATTATACTTGAGTCTGATAATCCAATACTATGGGCTGAAAATCATCTATCTGATCCTGATACTGGTGAAAATAAAATTAAAATAAAGAAAGCCTTTTATGATGTATTGTTAAGTCGATCTAAAAATAGAGCTTTAAGAGTTGGTCGTCAGTTCGGTAAAACAGTTCATATGGTTGTAGATATGGCTCATACTGCTTATTTTAATAAGAATATAGTAATATACGTTTTTATACCTAACAAGAAACAGCTTAATCGTATTCTTGAAATATTTGGCAACATGTTACGTAATAGTGATATAGCTGATGCTTTCAGTATGGGTAATAGTGACAAAAAGAAAAAGAAGAAATCGTCCATAGAGGCTGAATATGATTATGAAATACAATGTGCATCTGGTTCATCGATACGTGTATTTCTAATGGGACAAAACCCAGCCAAGGCTCGTGGACAATCTATGCATGGAAATGGTGCGATATATATTGATGAGGTTGAATATCTACCGGAGAAAGCCTTTGGAGTTATAACTGGTTTGGTCAAAGGTGGACCCAATACCCCAATATGGGCAAGCTCAACCCCTTCTGGTCTACCTGATACGTGGTTTAGAATATTTTGTGATAATGCCGTTGCATTAAATAACGATGAAGCCAAAGAGTTTCATTTACCTACCACACTTGATGAAAATTGGCCAGTTATAGAAAAGAGACTGCGTAGTGTTATATTCGATGAAGTAACGTGGAAACTTGAAGTATTAGCTGAATGGGCTGATGCTATAGGTGCAGTTTATAAGAAAGACATTATAGATAAAGCTATAGAAAACAGTAAAATATTTGATCAGTATTTTACAATGGAAGAACTACGTGTTACTCAAGAATATCAAGACGCAGATAAATTTCTCGGTGTTGATTGGAACGTTCCTCAAAACGGTGTTCGTGTTATTGAAGTGGCAAAGATGTTTGATAAATTCTTTATAACACGTCATGAAATAATATCTCATGAACAGTACACGCAAATATATACTGTTCAGCGCATAATGGAATTATATAAACAATTTAACTATAAAACTATTTCTGTAGACGCCGGATATGGTGCTACTCAGATTGAACTACTTCACGCTGAATTAAATAAAATAAACAAAAATCCTGAACAGATTCTCACTGTAGTTGATTCAGTGAAGAAAGTAAAAAGAACATTATCTGAAAGTGATGATAATGCCAGGATAGAATTAGATATAAGAGTAAGACATTATATGGTAAATTTACTCGGTATCTACTTAGAAAATAAATTAGCACTACCAATTGAGGAAGATGTAAGACAGGGACTTGTTGCAGAGATTAGAGCTTTCAAACGTAAAAAATCACAAAACGAATTTGGCGGATTTGAGTATAGTGATAATACACACTCTTTATCTGCGTTGCAGATATGTATATATGGTATAGATGAATACTACAGAAAGGATACTGTAGAAGAAAATAATGATATAATAAACATAGAATCTGTGCTTATGTCCAACGTAATACAATCAATTCAGAATAAACGTGAACATGTAGCAACAAATAACTCCATATGGAGAAGAACTTTACATAACAACAGAACCGGAGGCCTTGATGGCTCGAACAGAAGACGTATTATTTAGGCCACATATAGATAGTATCCAACGTGAAAAGATTGTAAAAGAGAAGGCAAAATCATCGGATATTCCCGAAGAAATTATAGATAATAAATCTAAGAATATTCTTGATAGTTATAAAGACAGATTCAAAGAATTAGAGGATTTAGCAAATAACGTTCTCGATAGAACTAACTTTCTTATTGATTTGCAACTTGAGGATATTGATGGATACTTAGGTGATGCCCCAGATGTTATATTACAGTACACCTCCGAACTAACTGGTATTGAATTTAAAACAGAAGATAATATAATATTACCTAAAAGTGATCCGGTATATACTCTCGATAGTGATACAATAAAATGTATTTTTCGTATTGCAGAATACCCGCCTTATACAAATAACCCAGAACTCTCAAAAGCTGTGGCTACATGGGATTCTGCTGGTTTTCAGCAAGCAGTGATGAATGATTTAAAAAAGGTCGGCGCATTCAATGCTATCGATTATGGAAAAAGGTTAATAGAGTTAACAGTAAAGATATGTTATGTTGTAATAGTTCATTATACAGTCGGATACCAGTGTGCGCAATTTAGGCGACTCCTTGGTGGATTTAAAATACCATACTCTGTTAAGTTTAAGAAATATAAAATAAAACTTAAAACATTTAGTCTCGGAAATAAGATAGCAGATGTCTTTAAAAAGATAGAATCAGCCTTGCTTAAGATTGTCGGGTTTTCCTGTTCAAGCAGTGATGAAATAGAATGCAATAGAGAAAAATGGGACGAAGTGAGATTTAGAAGGATCACGTGTTGCACCACTAGTCCATTCTTCTTCAATGGTAATAACGTCGGTGAACCTCTACTTTCGACAACAAAATGCTTTGATCAGTGGGTCAAAGCAGAACTTGAGGGCGAAAATAGCGTTAGAAATATATGTGATTATAATAACAAAAATAAAGATGATATAATACCCACGACCCAGGAAATACTAAAGGCAAAGGCAATTAAAGAATACTTGATGGAAAACGGATCTAAAAGTGGTGAGTTATCACGAACAGATTTAAATCCATTATACTCTGCTAAACATTCTGCAAATACAGCACTTGCAATGAGTAAAAGTATCCAAAGCACACTAAATAGTACCAGTGTATATAACAGAACAGAAGAAAAGGGCGGTATATTTAACTGTTTTGGTTATTCACCCAACCAGGGTAAGATACCAACTATGAAACATAACCAAAGCAATAGCAGCCCTCTATTCATAGAGCTTGGTGCATATTTTCAGGAGTATCTAGAGGCGGCTGACAAAACCATACTTGAACTTTTGAAATACGCAGATAAGATAGTCTGTGGAACGGCTAATCTCGCCAGATGGGGATCTTCAAAACAATTATGCTGTTATATATATCTACTTGTTATTATCGCATCACTGTTTAATTCACTAATAACTAAAGGTTCCATATGTGAAGACCTGGATAGTGAAAATGAAGATGGTTTTGCAAATAAGATAAGAAATGAATTAATGTGGGGAGAAACCATTCAATCAAATAAAGAAGTAGAAAAGTTTGTGGCACTGTTGCGTTTCATTAAACAGATTATAGATATATTTATAAGAAAGATGGAACGGGGGCTATTCCTAAAGGGATTTATTCTACCATTTGGGCAAATGTTTGATGAAATAAAATTTCAATTACTTAGCTCACTCTCTGCATTTTTAGACCTTCTATTTGGTCCACTTGATAGTATACTTGTTAATATACAGGCAGTTCCAGAGATTAGACACCTGATAAACAATGAATGTTTTGGATTCGATAAGTTTTTGTCATTTCTTTCCTGTAGTCTTGGATCATTAAAATTCGGGATTCTTGATGATGTCAGCAATACCTTGGACAAGATTCGTATAAACGATATAACCTTGATAGATGATATATATTTATCACGGGCCAGATTTGCATTTTTAAGAGCATTGAGTAGTCTTCTCAAGTTAATGATAGACCTTATATTCTCCATTAAAGATTGTTATGACCCTAACACGATTACAAACATGATAATAGAAAAACAACAAGACTCAATGATGGAAACAGTGGCAAATCTTGGGCTTATGCTTAAAACAAAGGAAAACGCAAAGAAACTGGATGAGTGCTCAGAATCCCTATTTGGACAAAACTTCATACCAGAACAGGATGTTATCAGGTCACTTGATAATGATATATCGACTCTGTCGCATACCTTTGGTGAATTAGGACCGATAGGTGATATAATAGTAGAAACAGATCTTTTCTGTAGCAATTGTGAGAGCCCATTCAAAATTGCAGAATTCTTTACAGAGGATGGAAATATAATTCCACCAGCTGAGTTCATAGAAAAGGCTGAAAAGTTTTCAGATGTAAAACTCAGCGACTTAAAGGTTTCTATGAATAATATATTTGAAATACTTAGAGGTTAACATGAATATATTTTCAATTTTCAAAAAAGACGAAGATATTGAAATACAATTACAAGATGAGATCAATAAGAGAGTAAGTCTCATACTTGAAAACTTAAATCAAGACAATACAGAGCAAACTATAGCAACAGGTAAAATAAAACATACTACACAAATGTTTAACAATACATTGAATAGCAAATCAAAGATTGGTAAACATACGTTTATTAAATCAGCAACTAAAGAATATAACGCATCTAATAATACAATAACTATTACTTCACCTTATGATTATGATAGAATAGATAAGTTTTTCTCCAAAGAAGGATATTATGCAAGATCTATATCCAGACAATATGAGACAATGCTTCGAAACGGTTTCGGGTATGTATCTGAAAATGTTAACCTCATAAAAATTACCAGAATGAAACTAAACCAAATTGAGAGAAACAATAGTTGCAATCTGCAACAATTGTTTGCATCTATTCATACAGATATTTCATTATATGGAATAAGTATTATCCAGAAAATTTATGATCAAAATGGCGATATATCCAAACTTAAAATTATAAAGCCCAACAATTGCAAATGGATATTTAACACAAATAAAGACTTAGTCGGTATTATACCTGAAGAGGATATATTTACCAAAAAAGGTGGCACAAATATATTTGCCATCAATAACAGAATCAAATCACTTTTCTTTAATTCTCAAGATGAGAACATGATCCCTGCCAGTGATATTATAGTATTAAAACTATACCAAGATGACATGGATTTTTTCCCAGAACCTTATTCCATACAGTTGCTTGATGACATTCTTACATTGCGTTCTATAGAGGAATCAATAGATTTCCTTATTTATCAATACGGTTCTCCAATACTTCATGCTAAAGTCGGGACAGATGATTTCCCATGTAAAAATCCCTATGAGATAGAAGCAGTCAGAGAACAGATAGAAAGCATGGCAGCCAATGGCTTCATTGTAACAAATCATAGAATATCGATTGAAGCTATCAATCTATTGAAAAACCTCAGTGACCTTACATCGTTACTTGAATACTATAAAACCAGAATATTGATAGGTTCTGGATCTTCATCTGTTTTAGTAGGGGAGGGTGATACATCTAATAGATCCACAGCTTCTTCTATAGATGACGCATTGTCAGATCACTGTATGTATTTTGCAAATATTATATGTTTTATGTTTAACTATTATCTTATACCTGAAATTCTAAAATTAGATATAACAGATGAAAGGCTATACAATGAATATGGTGAATTCATAATTCAAATGACTTTTAACGAAATGAAACTTGAGAAACAGATACAAATACAAAACAGCACTATGAATCTTTACCACGGGAATATACTACCAATGAATAGAGTATTAAGGAAGTTAAAAGAACCACCACTTTCCGCGGAAGAAGAAAAACAACTCTACATCGAACGTGTACAAAAACCACTTAAAGAAACCAACGATCCTATCAATAATATGATAGATTCGCAAAACCAGCCACAAAATCAATACGGTAAAAAGAACGCCCCAGGTAGCAACAAAAACTAAGTCTACGGCAAATACAAGTCATATTATCGCAGTGTATAGTAAAATAAAAACAAACACTATTAGAGGTATTATGATGCCAGATAATGATCTTGTTATAGTTAATTATGGTATAGAGATTAATAAGAAGCTTTCAGCTGAGTTTCAAAAAGAAGACGATGCCATACTTGCTAAAGCTAAGAATATAATAGAAAAACATAACTTCGGTCGTGGTTCAATTATTATCAGTGAAGTTCTTCATACGGATTATACTGATAAAAACATGTATAATTACCAGTCTACAAATATGAACTCATCTGTAAAGACATTTTATGAACCTTTCTTTACACCTTTTCTCACATATCATGATGAAAGAAGTACTCCAATTGGAACAAATGTATTCAGTGTATATATAAAGAGACTCACAGAATTAAACGACGGCGTAGCATCTGGATATGTAAAACTCGCAACATTCATACCAGTGACTTCTAAAGTAGGTGATGAATATACAACAGATCTTATCCAACAGCGACGATTTATAAGTACATCCGTTGGTGCAAGAGTTGCAATGGATAATTACAAATGTAATATCTGCGGTAAGAGTCTCATGAGTATAGAATGTACACATGAGCTTGGTAAGATATATAATGATAAATTATGTTATGCTGCAATACATAAACCAGTATTTAAAGAAAACTCTATCGTGCTTGGGAATCCTGCAAATATAAATGCAATGATTCGACGAATGTATAACCTCACAATCGAAAGTGCTGAAACTGATGATCCAAAAGCTATAAAGAATATAATTCATCATCAGTTAACACCGTTGAGTATGAATATATATGAAAATGCAACGGAAAGAATATTTCCATCTGCTGAAATACCTTTAGAATCTACAACACAGGAGACAGATATGAAAGACTCTATATATGTATACAAAGCATCAGATAATGAAAATAACGAATTGGATAAAGAAATATCGTCCCAGACAAAAGAACATATTCAAATGTTGAAAAAGGAAATCAGTTCAGCACTAGCTGAGAGTGTAATAAAAGACATACTGGAATTGATGCATAAAGAAATTAAGAGTGCCTTAACTAATGTAGTTAATAATGAACAAAATATTGAAACAGAACCACAAGAACAAACAAATCAAATAGAAACTAAAAGTGCAAATAAAGAATCAACAGATGATGTTGATATTAAACAAGAAACCAACACTGAGGAAAATAACAATTCAGTGGAAATAGAAAGCAATTCTGATAGTGAGAATATAAACAATAATATAGAATCACAAGAAGATATAAAAATTGAATCTGAAGAAATCATAAATGAAAATTCAGATATTAAACCGGAAGAACCCACTGAAAGGGAAGTGAGCTCCTGCGAAAACAGTAACGAAACAACTACTGATATTACAATAGAGAGTAATCATGATTTGAAAGACGTAATTACTTTACTACGTCAAAAGAAGATCCAGCAGGAGAATGGTATATCCTTTAAGAGTAAATCTTACAGGATGTCAGAGTTGTTTAGCCAAAAATAATATACGGAGAATAAAATGGCAAATACTACAATTGAAATGTTGAATCCTACAGGTGCTATGTTTAACAACAGGTTACCTCAAAAGAAAACAACTAAATATGATGTTTTCGATACACTAGAAGATATTACAAGATATAGTCTTGGTATTAACTATGGAACATATTATCCAACAAAGTGTGCACCTGGCTATTATGTGGATAATTATGCGGAGGTTCCTGTTATTATGCCTGCTGGTAATATCGTTTCAATAAGAAGCATATTACCTAAAGAACTATACTCTGGTAGTGGAGACACAGTCGCTGGAGTAGATACAAACGGGGATATTGCAACAGCTGTAAATGTGGAAACTGGTGCTGTGATGAAAAAGCCAGTTGATTTTCTCTACGGAAAAGATGTTGCAGGACTCTTTGTAAAAGCCAATGGTGGAGTAGAAGCAAAAGACAAATACAGCCAGATAGATGTAGATAACTACATATTTTCAGCAGCTGGTGCAATACCTACAGCTGGTGTAACTGAATATACACGTGCTGCTAATAAACCAGCAGGTATAGTTGCATCAAGAGTTTTTGCAGATATACGCTTTAGCTATGTTAACTATTCAATAGTTGATCATGGCTATAGTATTATTCCAGCTGGAGTATTGTCTCTACCAGTTGTTGTAGTTATAGCTGATTCTCAAGACAGTGGATTAACAACAGCTATAGCCAATACAATCGCAGCTATAAAAGGAGCAGTGGATGGTAAACATCAGTATGTAATACTCCAGGCCGATAACGAAGCACTAGCCATTGAGAAATTTGTTAGTGGTCTTGCTCTGCAATCTGATAGAGATGGAAAATTTACAGAGTTTACATCAAGCGATGCAGACCAGAAATTTGGTAAGATTTTATCTGTAAGGTCA